GAATCCGCACGCCCACAAACAAGGTCCGGTTGACCATGTGCGTGATCGAGCTGTTGGCCGGCACGTTGAACCGCTGGCCTGCGGAGTCTGCGCCGGTGCCCGTCGTTCCATCGGACAGATAGACCTCGAACGCGGTGGCGGACGGGTTGCTGCAGGTCAACGCGTGCACGAAGGCCGGCCGCCCGACGATGTTGGTGTCCACGGCCGTGGCTTTGCCCAGGAGCTGGAAGCTCTGACGGACCTGCTGCACGCCGTTGACGGCGTCGCTGCCCGGGGCGATGGTCTGCTCTGCCACAGCGGTGCCGCCCACCGGCGCACTGGCAACGACGATGCAATCGGGGTTGAGGATTCCCATGGTCAAGCTCCCACGCAGACGGCGCAGCTGGCCGCGGCGCCTGTGCCCGTGAGGCCTGTACCGCGCCAGCGGTAGGCCTTCCAGGCAGCGGTGAACACGGCGCTGTCATTGGCCGACGGCGAGCCGGCCAGGTTGAAAGTCGCCAGCGTCCGCCAGCTGGCGGCGTTGGCGGGCGTGTTGGTCACCTCCAGGACGGCTGCGGCCGTCACTGCGCCGGTGGCCGTTGCCGTCATCTGGGCGGACCACACGGTGCCATCCGGAACCTCCTGGACAACGCTGGTGCCGCCAGGGGCGGTGAAGGTGTACTCGCTGGTGTGAAGCATGGGCCTGCCGCGTCGCGGTCCGTTCAATCGTTCATGTCGGCCATGGCTGCAGCCGCGCTGGGCGCGGCGTTGCCGCCCTTGAGCATGGTCAGCAGGATCGGGAGCAGGCCAGCGGCCTTGAGTTGATCCATGTCCTGCTGGTACTCCTTGAAGACCTCCGCCGGCTTGTAGCCACGGCGGCGCAGGCTCTCGCTGATGGTCAGCAGGCCGCAGCTGATCAGCCGGATCTCGGCCTCTGCGTCCTGCTGCGGGTTGACGTATTCCCACTTCGGCGTGGAGTGGTCCGCCGGGTACGAGCCGGGCCGCAGCTTGCCGGAGTCGATGGCCGCCTGGACGAACGCGCGCCAGACCGTGTCGCACAGTCGAGGCACCAGGGTGAGCCATTGCATGGCCTCGACCTCCAGCCGGAACTCCTGGCGCCGCGCACGCACGGAGCTGAAGCTGCCCGCCTCGCGCGAGTCACCCGTCATCAGCTCGATGGGGACGCCGATGCCGGCCGCGATGAGGTGCAGCTGCATCTTGACGGTGTCGACGTAGCCGGGTGCCGGGTTGGGCGCGACGGTCGTGATGTTGACGCCAGCAGGCACCTGCATCATGCCGCCACTGGGCAGCTGGCCGAGGTCTTTGGCGGACCCGCCGGCCTCGGATGGTGCGCCGCCGTTGTCGTTGCCAAGCAGTGATGCGTCGCCGCTCAAGAGCACGCCGAGCCGAGACTCCAGGTTCTTGCGCGCGAGCTCAGCGTCTTCGTACAGAGCGAGATCACGAGCACGCGAGATGACCGGCGCGAAGCGGCTGAAGCCGCGGCCTTGGCCGGGGCGGTCTGGCGCAAAGAGATGGATGATCCAGCGTGCATCGACCCGGCGGCTGAGCGTGCGCAGGGTGCGGCGGACCTGCAGCTCGCCAGGGTGCTCCTCGTACAGCCAGTAGGCAGCGACCTTGCCGAGCCGGTCGTACTCAATGCCATTGACGACCATGTTGCCCTCAGCCACGCCCGCCAGCGAGCCGGGCGTCACGCCCTTGGAGCCGTCCAGCCAGTCGATTTCGAGGAGCTGCACCTGCAGTGGCACGGCCAGCCCGTCGGTGCTGAGCCGGGGGCGCAGGCGCAGCAAGACTTCGCCGTCTTGCTCCATGGTCCGATACGCGGCGGCCTGGATGCCATGCCAGTCGCGCTGCCCGTCGGCGTCGCACTCCGCGCACCAGCGGGCGTACAGAGTCGACAGCGTGTCGTTGGCGGTTTTGGGGTAGCTGACGATCCCGGTGCCGACGGTGTGGGCGACGAGGCCGCGCAGAGCGGCCGCGATGTACGGCACGTTTTGCACCAGCGACCGCGCCTTGGAGCGGATGATGGCCGCATCGGCGCGGTGGTCGGTGTTTGCGCTGGCTCCGGCACGGCGCGGGCGCCAGGAGTCGCCAGGCGCGGCGGCTTCATAGGCGCGCGTCAGCCGCAGCCGGTCGTGGTAGCGGGCCAGCCCCCAGCGCGGACTGATCCGGCCGATCAGGCGGTCCAAAGCGGTGGGGGCGTTGCGTTCGCTGGCCGAGTCCACGCCTACTCTCCGCGTGCAGTCGTGAAGTCGAAGCGGCGCACGCTGCGACGAGAAGCCCCTGAACCCGAAGCAGCCTCGGCCAGGCGCGATCGCACATGCGCCGCAGCGGCCTGCAGCTCAGGGATCGAGCGATACCGCACGCGACGGTCGCCCTCCTGGACCTCAAGCTCGCCATTGAGAATGGCGGCGTCCAGAGCATCAAGGTCCGCTTGCGTGTAGGCCATCCACCCAGCCTAGAGACGACGCCGTCTCATTTGCAGGGGAGAGTGAGACAGTTTTTACTTGGGCTCGCCGCCGGCCGCTGATTGACGAGGCTCACTTCTCACGACCCGCCTGCTTCAGGTAGCGGTACACCGTCGCGCGCCCGCAACCGAGCCTGCGGGCGATCTCTGTCGCGTTGCGGCCATTGAACAGCCGCAGCACCTCTTGCGCGCGCTCTTGGCGCTTGCCGCCCTTGCGGCGCACGTAATGATCCTCGCCTCCGAACTCCTGCCGCATCGCCGACTTGAGGTCGGCCTCGCGCTTGGAAAGCTCCGGCAGCAACTCGACCAGGTACGCGAACACGCGGTCGACGAAGTCGGGGTCTTCCGCCATGACGCGCAGAGGCGGCGGATCGGTCTGGACTTTGCCGCTCACCATCGACGGCCTCCTGATCTTGGAGCTGCAGGGCTTGAGGCGCGGGCTGGCATGTCGGTGGGCGCGGCTGGCGCACGGACTTCGATCAGCGCCGGTTGATCTGAAGCTGCCCCCGCGGGCCCTTCGCGGACGGCTGCAGCGCGAGCAAGCAACTGGGCCTCCCACAGATCCCAGTCCGCCCGGGTCGCACGGTGCAGGCGCAGCTCAGGGTGGTGCGCCGCCGCGTAGGAGTGCACCCAGGTATCCAGCGGCTCGTTGCGCACGCTGCCTCGGCGCTTTTCGAAGCGGTTCTTGCTGGGGTTGTAGATCTCGCTGATGAGGCCTTCGAAGTACCCGGGCGGGACCTGGTCGCTGAAGTGGCACGACCGATCAGGCGCGGCCGGCCTTTGCGGCTCAGGCGTGTGCAGCCACTTCTGCTGGGCCTCGTGATCGGCCGCCAGCCGGCCGAAGAGGACGTGCTTGGCGTTGACGGTGCCGATGGGATAGCTGTGCACGCCGCGCTTGTCGTTCTGGCCGCGCCAGGTCACGTCCTGCAGCTTGGCCTTGCCCAGCAGCGGCGCTGTGCTGTTGGTTGACCCGAAACTCGCCATGGGACGTCGCACGGTGCGACTGCGCACCCAAGCCTTCACGGCCTCGGTACGGTGCCCGAGCATGTCCACGGAAGTCGCCTCGACCTGCATCAGCGCTCCGCACGCGTGCTGAATGGGCCGGTTCAGCAACTCGGTCAGAGCCGCGCGCGTGGTGTCGGCGTCAGGGTCTCCGGGTATGACCACGTAGTCCAGCACCCAGAAGCTCATGCCGCGACCCCAGCCGGTGATCTGCACCTCGAAGCGGTCGTCCTGCGTATCGACCCCGGCAGTGATGCGCAGCACGCCAGCCGGCGCCGTGCGCAGCGCGTAGGGCTCGGCACGTTCCTGCACTATGTTGGCGCGGACGTGCGCGGTGCCCTTGTCCTCCCAGGGCTCGGCCAACCGGTCGTTGACGAAGGTCTTGAGCCGGGCCTGGTCGCCCTGAGCGTCCAGCCACATCTGTGCGAGATCGGCCCAGCGGGGCCCCAACCCGAGCTGGTAGTACAGGCAGTTGAGGGTGTAGCCGCGCCGGGCCGTGACATCAGGCGCATGCGGCACCCAGCCGCCGCGCTCGATCATGCGCGTCTTGTGGTGCTCTTCAATCTCGCCACCACAGTCGCGGCAGACATACCAGGCCCGCCGGGGAATCGAGCTGTGCACGACCGTGTCCCACTTGAGCCCGGCCCAGACCAGCGGCTGCCGCTCGCCGCAGTGTGGGCATGCGACGTGGTAGTGGCGCTGGTCGCTGCGCTCCCACAGGTACCAGGTGCGGCTGGTGCTCTTCATCTGCGGGCTGCTGATGTACAGCCGCTTGAAGGTGCTGGGGAATGCCGACGTGCGGCCGTTGAGCATCTCGACCGGATCGTCTCCGCTGGGCAGGTTGGCCGCGAACTCGTCGAGCTCGTCGGCAATCACCGTGCGGGCCGAGGTCATCTTCAGCCGTGTGGAGGTGCCTGCGTGCTCAAGGAACAGCTGCCCGCCCGCGAAGTCCTTGAAGGTCCTGGTGTTGCTGGCCTCGCGGCTACTGGTGCTGACCAGGGAGCGCCGCACGGCCGGGGTCTCCTCGATCATCGGGTGGAGCTTCTGCGCGGTCCACTTGTTCAGCGAGACTTCGCCCGGCAGCGTCACCATGATCGGACCTGGCGCGTAGTCCATCGTGTAGCCGACCACATTGAGCGCGACCTCGGTCTTGGCGAACTGGATCGGCCACATCAGGACGACCTCGCGCACGGGGCTGCGCAGGCTCATGGCGTCCATCGGCTCGCGGGTCGGCGGGTTACGGGCCGTGACCCACCGCCCGGCCTCGGCGCTGCCCTTGGAGCTGAGCCGGCGCTCTGCGTCGGCCCATTCGCTGACCGTGAGCACCTTGCGCGGCCGCACGGCCTGGGCCAGGCGCGACAGCATCGAGGGCGCCGCAGCAGGCGGCAGCAGAAGCTCAAGATCGCCGGTCACGAATCGGCCTCGCCAGGAGCGCGCGCGGCGGCCTGGAGCATGTCGCTCAGCGCTCGCAGGCGAGCGTCGATCTCGTCGACAAGGTAGACCCGGATCAACTGCTCGTCGCCACCCAGGGACGCCAGGTGCGGCGTGAGCCGCTCAGGCCAGGTTTCCAGTGTGCTGCGAAGGCGCGCGCCGATGTCCGCCAGGGCATCGTCGACTTGCTGAGCGCTGCGAAGTTTGCCGAGCCGCTCCTCGAGGTCCAGGCGGGCTTTCTCTGCCTCGTAGAAGGCCAGACGCTCCTTGTCGGACCGCAGCCCCGGGCTGACGGCCGCCGCGCTGGCCCGGCCGGGCGCTTCGACAGACGCCTGGATGCGGGCAAGGCTGGCGGCGATCGACACCATCCCGTCATCCGTCACCACCAGCCGGCCGGCCTGCTTGAGCCGGGTCACATAGCTGCGCTGCCAGCCCTGCCGGCGCGCGAATTCGGCCTGGGTGCAGGTATCGACCTTCGCGGCGTCAGCGCTCATGCCATAGCTCCAGAACGCAGGCTGCCGCCTGTGCAGCCGGTGCATGCACTCGGGCAGGGACCGCAGAGTCGGATGCACAACGGCAAGTTGGCGCCACAAAAAGACTTTTTCGGATGTGCAGGGGTGGGACCGGCCGCGCGCCCGCGAGGGCGCACACACGCCCGCCGGCCCGCACCCACGCCCACCCACGCGCCTGCTGGCGTGTGTGCACGGACGTGCGCGGAGCGCCTGCACGCCTGCACAAGACGCAAAAAAGCGTTTTTGAACAATGGCTTGCGATGTGCAGGCGCCGCCAAAGCCGCATGCACAAGTGAATGCACAAGTGGCTGCACATCCGCCTGCACAGGTGGCTGCACAGGCGCATGCACGATCCGGTGTCCACGGTCAGAACGGCGCGCCATTGCCACCCTCCCCGGCATCGGACCCATCCTTCGCCGAGGGTCCACGGCCACTGCGGCTGTGGATGTGATCGCTGGTGACCTTTCGCCAGTCGGACAGCGCCTCCTTGAACTCGTTGATCGACGCCGTCAGCTGCTCACGGGTCAAGCGCTGCTCGCTGGACGCCGGGTAAAGCACCATGCTCTGCACCTCTCGCGTCAGGGAGTGGTTCAGGAAGTGCCGGTCACGGCGCACCAGCACGCCTGGCCGCTTCTTCCAGGCCCCGACGCAGGTGTTGAGCTGCGCCGGCTTGCCGATGCCTTGCAGCGAGCACCAGTGCCGGTAGGCAGCGTAGAGATCTTCGGTCCGCACCCCTGACAAACACAGCGGCAGGTGGCGATCCGACCACTCGATGTAGAAGCGCTCGGAGCTGTCCATGCCGAGCTCGATCAGGTCGCGCTTGGCCTGCGTCATTGGAGGCAGCGTCGCCGGCCCGAAGTCGCCGAGATCCAGATGCAGCAGGTGGTGATGCAGCGCGGCGACACCGCCGCCGCGGATCTCGGCCAGCACGGCGTTGTACATGTCGGTCTCCCACTTCGTGGGGGTCCAGATCACCGCGTAGCGGCGGTCGTCGCGCTCCAGCGCCATGGGCTGGACCTCATTCGACAGGAACACCACCTGGACGTGGTTGCGCTCGCGGTACCGGGCGACAAACTTCGGGTTGATCCAGATTGAATCCGAGGTGACCAGCCCTTTCAGCTTGTTCTTGGCGTGGAACATCTCCTGCCGGGCGACAACCTCGTCGGCCACCAGCATGAGCTTGCGGGACATGAAGTCGTTGTACTTGTCCTCGATCGCGTCCTGGTCAACAACCTGGCCATAAGTGCCGTAGATGCCGAGCACGGCTTCAAAGAACAGGTTCTTCCCGGTGCCTTGCGGTCCGTGCATGATCACGGCCGACTTCATCTTGGCACCCGGGTGCTGGATCGGGTACGCGAGCCAGCACTGAAGCCAGCGCCACATTTCGCCCGCCCGGGGGTCCAGGCTGCACAGATACTCGCCCAGCTCAAGCAAGCGCGCACAGCTGCCAGACTTCGGGGTCGTCGGCCACCCCGACCACATGTTGCAGGTGATTGCCGGATCGGACTCGCCGGGATCGAATCCGACCTCCTCGATCCGAGCGATTCGCTTCGTGGGCGACTCCATCCAGGCTCGGTGCAGCTGCCGCGAGACGCACAGGTTTCGCATGCTGGCCAGGGGTACGAGCTTGTGCTCCCAGGAGTCGAAGACCGTTTCGGCAGCCTCATAGACCAACGCGTACCGGTCCAGCAGTTCGTCCAGCGACTGGATCGACTGCAAGGCAACAGCAGCGCCACCCCCTCCCCCTTGTGTGGAGGCGGGCGGCGACGCGTTTTGCCGCGACGACCACCCAATGGCCGTGAGGTGGGCCTCGACCTGGGCGCGCACGACGTGAAGGCCTTCGAGGCAGTGCAGATCGTTGAAGTCCGACGGCCCTTTGGCGTTCAGGGGACGCTCTGCCGTGAAGCGCGGCGCAACCCAGCTCGTGCGCTCGATCAGGCCGGCCGCCTGAGCCGCAGACACGCCGGCGTTGCTGGCGCCGTGCGGCTTTCCGCAGTGCTGGCATTCGGGCGAGGCCACCAGCGTGAGCTGTCCGCACCCGGCCTGGCGGCAGCGTCCCATGTAGTCGTCATCGGCCAGCACCAGCAGCCGCAGGCCTGGCCACCGGGCGCGGAGCGCCGCCGCGACGTGCCCAATGTTCCCAGCGTCAAAACACACGACGGCCGGGATCTGCAGCGCTTCGAAAGCGCTGGCCGCCGTCGCGTAGCCCTCGGCCAGAAGGCAGATCGAAGCGCCGGCAGGCGAGCCGATCGGGAAGAAATGCCCT